GCTTATTTTGCATCGGAGGAAATTAAACAGGCAGCTGCATCTAGAACAAAGGCTGGCAAGGCTGCGCAAAGAATCGCAGATGGCGTTAGCATCTCCAAGTCCAGCAAAATCGGTGAGCTCCGTTATGGTTTCGCACGACAAAAGTTTTCAGGTGGGGCTACAACGCAAACCCTATGGGGTGGTATGGAGTTTGGATCTAATAAGTTCAAGCAGTTCCCTGCATATTCAGGACGGCAAGGCAGAGGTTCGAGAGGTTGGTTTATTTATCCAACGCTTCGCAGAATTCAGCCTGAATTGATTAATAAATGGGAACAGGCGTTTAATCGCATTATTAAGGAATGGGTCTAATGGCTACCGGTAATCGCACCTTAAAATTATCAATCCTTGCTGATGTTGATGAATTAAAAAAAGGTTTAGGTGAAGCGAATAAATCAGTTGAATCAAGTTCTGACAAAATTGCTGATTTTGGTAAAAAGGCTGCATTGGCTTTTGCTGCTGCGGGTGCTGCTGTTGGCGCATTTGCTGTATCAGCTGTCAGAGCAGCAGCTGAGGATGAAAAAAGCCGTAAGACATTAGAACAAACAATTCGATCTAGCACTAAAGCTACAGAGGATCAGATTGCAGCAATCGACACTTATATCACTAAACAATCTATTGCAACCGCTACTACAGATGATGTTTTAAGACCAGCATTTAGCCGTTTAATAAGATCAACTGAGGATGTTACAAAGGCACAAGAATTATTATCCCTCGCACAGGAAATCTCAACAGCAACAGGCAAACCACTTGAAGTCGTTGCAAATGCTTTAGGCAAAAGTTTTGATGGCCAAAATACTGCTTTAGGTAAACTTGGTTTGGGTATTGACGCTGCCACATTAAAAACAGGTTCCCATGATGAAATAATGCAACAATTAAAAGGAACTTACAACGGGTTTATTGACAATGAAGCTACTAACGCTGAATTCAAATTTCAACAATTAACGATTGCCTTAGATGAAACAAAAGAAAAAATTGGAACTGCTTTATTACCAATTGTTAAAGAATTTGCTGATTATGTGCTAGAAACAGTAGTTCCAAATATCGAAGCTCTTGCTGCTGGTCTAACTGGTGATGATAGTGTTACTGCTGGAATTACTGAAGCAACTGAAGGTGCATATGAATTTGGACAACAACTTATAGATGTTATTAGATTCGTAATTAGTGTTAAAGATGAGTTATTAGTGCTTGCTGGAATTATTGCCACAGTTTTTGTAGTTGGTAAGATTGCAACATTTGTAACGGCAATTTATACTATAGTAACCGCCATGAAAGCATTAAGAACTGCTGCTGCCGGTGCTGCTATTGCTACTGCTTTTGCAACGGGTGGAACATCAGTTGGATTAGCCGCTGCTGCTATCGCTGGAGTTGCTGCAACTTATGGTTTATCTCAATTAGCCGGTGGCGGAGATTTAAGCGCACCATCCATGCCAATGGAAAATGCTAATACTCGAGAAAACCGCACAACAGTAAATAACATTTCAGTTCAAGCAATAGATCCAGAGGGTGCTGCGAGAGCTGTGCAAAAAGTGCTTGTTGATAGTTCAGCAAGATCAACACCGACATTCGGTGGAGGATATGGAAACGTGTTTCAATAATGACAATTTGGACACCTGACTGGAAGCTAACTGTTGCTGGTGTTGATTACACCGATATTGCTATAAGCGACATTGCTCATCAAGCAGGTCGAACAAATATTTACACTCAACCAAACCCGTCATATTTGCAATTATCTTTAATTGCATTAAATGGACAAACTTTACCATTTGACATTAATAACAGTTTAAGTTTGCAAGTGAAAGACAGTTCAGGAAATTATGTTACTTTATTTGGTGGAAATGTTACTGATTTGACTGTGGCAGTTGAAAAAACTGGATCATTGGCAACTGTTGTTAATTACACAATCTTGGCAATGGGGACATTAGTCAAACTTGCCAAAGAAATTTACAACGATAACCTTTCACAAGATGAGGATGGAAACCAGATCTATGAATTGTTGTCTAGTGTCTTGCTTGGGTCTTGGAATGATGTTCCAGCAGCATCGACTTGGGCAACATATTCTGCAAGCGAAACTTGGTTACAAGCTGTAAATCAAGGGCTTGGGGAAATCGATCAACCAGGGCTTTATACAATGTCAAGTCGATCTGCTAATCCTGATACTGTTTACAACATTGCAAGTAATATTGCTGATAGCGCATTTGGCTATCTTTATGAAGAACCTAACGGCGATATTGGTTATTCAGATGCAGACCACAGACAGACTTATTTAGCAGCCAATGGTTATGTTGACTTAGATGCGAGCCATGCTTTAGGTCAAGGATTATCAACCATTACAAGATCCGGCGACATTCGAAATGACATTTATATTAATTACGGAAATAACTTTAATTCACAAGTAGTTGCTTCAAGTCCACAATCAATCGCACTTTATGGCTACCAAGCGCAAACCATTAACTCTGCAATTCATTCGGGTGCTAATGCTCAAGAGGTTGCAGACAGATACATTGCTCAGCGTGCCTTTCCATTACCAGCTTTTCAATCTATAACTTTTCCAATAACTAATTCAGAAATCGATAACAGCGATCGGGATAACCTTTTGGGTGTCTTTATGGGTCAGCCGTTAAATATACAAAATCTCCCGAACCAAATTTCGGGTGGCGAATTTGAGGGATATGTCGAAGGATGGCGTTGGAGCACTCGGTTTAATGAATTATTTCTGACAATCAACCTATCACCGGTGGCGTTCAGCCAAGTGGCGATGCGCTGGAATACTGTTCCAATAGCTGAAACATGGCAGACAATAGATCAAACTCTTACATGGGAATACGCTACAATCGTATCCTGAGAATAGGACAATATGGCAACCACTACTAATTATGGCTGGACAACACCAGACGACACATCGCTGGTTAAGGATGGCGCAGCTGCTATTCGCACGCTTGGTTCATCTGTTGATACAACTACAAAAAATCTAAATCCAGAAACAACGCTTGGTGATATTGCTTATCGATCATCAACCGCAAATGTAAAAACTAGACTTGGAATTGGTAGCACAGGAAATGTGCTTACAGTTTCGGGGGGAGTTCCAGTTTGGGCTGCTCCTGCTGCTGGCGGTGGATTCACTTCTCTTGCAAGCATAACTCCATCAACTGCTGCTCAATCACTTACAACCATTTCAAGTTCATATAAGCATCTTTGCTTAGTGTTTCAAGAGGTTTATGGCTCAAGTGATAATCAATCAATATCTATGACTTTAAATGATTTAGCAACAAATACTTATTCATTTGCTAGGCTTTATGATAGTGCTGGCACTTATGGCTCATCTAACGCTTACGCTACTAGTTCAATTTCACCATTAGGAATTACTGACAGCGCAACCACAACAAATAAAGTAAATGGAGTAATGTGGTTTTACAACTATACAAGTGCTGAATCAAAGTTGTGTGATTGGAAATTCTTTTACAATAGAAGTGGACCGGGTTCATTTTTTGTAATGGGTTCTGGCATAAATACTACATCAAGTGCTATCAATAAAATCACTTTCACTTTAAGTGGAGGAACATTTTCAGGCGGAACTATGCAACTATACGGAGTGAATTAATGACTAAAATCCAAGAAATAAACACAGAAACTCAAGAAGTTATTACAAGAGATGCTAACAAGGCTGAGTTAGAAATGTTGAAATTGCATAAAGAAAATCATGCAAAAGAATTAGCCGATGCTGAAATAAAGGCAAAAGCCAAAGCAGCTTTACTTGATCGTTTAGGCATAACTGAGGATGAAGCAAAACTCCTTCTCAGCTAATGAAGCCATTTCTATCTAAAGCTGCTGTTCAATTACGAGAACAAGTTGATGATTGCTTCCCAGAGCGTTTGCGTAAATCTGATGGGTGGATTGGTGATGCTAGACATAGCACACGAAAAAGCGATCACAACCCAGATGCAACAGGATGCGTGCGAGCAATTGATATTGAC